GCTATAATTCTAATCTGCGCTAGCCAGTAGCGCATACGTTCGCCTGAACTACGTGTGCCTTTGTTGATCCATTCTTGATTTTCTTTAAAATACTCGCGAAAAGCCGCCATGAGTTTTTCATGCGACTCTTCGTTTTGATAGGGACTTGGATCAACGTGCTTACTCATTAATTTCTAAATCGTTAGCATAGCTAGTATAGCCGTTTTCTTTGATAACTTTTAACACATTGTTAACACGGCCGATTAGTTCGTCCTTGTGACTAATTAAGAAAATATTCTTCTTGCGTTCACGACCCATTTTCTTTAGTACAGCCAATGCGCCTTCAACACCTGCAGCATCAAGCCCGTTGTCAATAAGCTCGTCAACAAACAACAAGTTGATAGGTTGATATAAACTTTCCCAAACATCTCTAAACGACCATGACAAACCAAGGATAAGTCTATTCCGCTCACCTCGACTTAGATTATCAAAATCTAAATCTTGCCCTAGCTGGGTGATCTCAACGGTTAAGTCATTTTGGAATAACACAGTATGAGGCAATCCCATCTTATCAAGATAATAAGTTAGACGATTGTTCAAATATGCTAGGTTTTGATCTATAATCTTTTTACGGATAAAGGAATCCTTGCTAGTCAACAATTTTAATAAGAACTCTTGATGATCCTTTAAGCTGGTTAAAGTATTAACATTGTCCCAGGTGATTTCCTGCATGGCAGTGTCAGTGAGTTCGTCAATCTGTTCCTGATAAGGATCTGTGTCATTGCTTTTTTGTATCAGTTGATTTTCAAGAGTCTTCAAGTTGTTCTGATGTTTAAGCGCCTGCTCATAACTGTCGTAGTAGGTAATAGGCTTGGCTGGAACCTCACCAATAGAAGTAATTTCTGCTGTAATTTTTTCCAGGTCCTTTGATACTTTAGTAAAGTAAATGACCGCCTCGTCCAGATGCTTCTGAGCTAGAGCTGTCATTTCTTCATGCTTATGATCATGTAGCTGTTGTTCACAAGCGTGACAGGTCTTACTTGCCAATAAGGCGAGTTCGCGTTCATACTTCGTAACGCTTCGCTCCGCTTGCGCTATCGCGCTATCTAACGTAGCACGTTCCTTATTTAAACTTCGCAGCTTCGCTGTTTTTTCATCGAACTCTTTGAGCTCGCTGTGCTTCGCAAGCTCAGCTTCAATATCTACACTTTCCAACTCTACTATGCTACGTCCTATCTTTTCAAGTTCGTTAGCATGTTGCGTATTCCAAGCTGTTTGTCTAGTTAACAAACTATCAATACTAATTTGTATTTTATCATTAGATTTCTTGGCAGCTTCGATATTTGCAGACTCTTGTGTAATAGCATCCTTAGTTTGCTTAACTAGCTCTTTAAGCGTTTCTGCTTTTTCGCTAAGAATAGTAATACCCAACAACTGTTCAATAATAACACGTTGGTCATTGGCCCGCATTGATAAAAACGGTTCTGTATAAGTGTTTAACGCAACAATATGCTTGAACATGTCGTGGCTCATGCCAAAAAGTTCATCGATGTCTTTTTGTGTTTCACGTTGATCGCCTTGGCTATCATCGGATTCTTCGCCTTCTTGTTCTTGGTCGTTAACAAAGAACTTCATAACACTGGGTTTACGTCCACGTTCAATTCGATAATCTGTTCCGTCTTTTTCAAACGTCAAAGTCACTAACATATTTTTGTTGTTAATTTTGTTAATAAGATTGTCTTTTTTAATGTTAGTAAGTGCGTTACCAAATAAAGCAAAACTAAGAGCGTTTACAATGGTAGTTTTACCTGTACCATTACGACTGCCGTTATCATCACCGCCTTGGTCTAAGTTTTCACCTAGCACAAGTGTTAAGTTTTCCTTTCCGAAGTTTACAGCTTGGGTTTGATTACCCACGCTCATAAAGTTTTTAACGGTTAATTCTTTTATTTTCATAGGCTGTTATAAATGCTCAGTAGAATATTTTTGTCGTAGGTATCGCTATCAATACTAACAATTTGATTGCTAACGATTTGATCTACTGATTCAAATGCTTGTACATCGATATTGGTATTAATTTCAACATCTTTCTTTTCTGCAATAAGAGTAAGTTCGCGGATGTCATAATCTGCCATGAACTTTTCTTTAATAAAACTTGCTTCTTCGTATGTAATATCAATGTCTAGCGTAACACGTAAATGTTGCTTAGATTTGATAATAGTGTCTGCTTCGTCGATTAGACGGCTTAGTGTTACTGTTCTAAAAGTAGGCTGATCTGGCCAACTAAAATATTCAGGTTGCCCTCCCCATTCCATAACCATCATGCCGCGATCATCGTCCCATGTATCTGCATAATTGTGTGGGAAAGCATTGCCGATGTAAATCATGTTCTTTTGTTGCTGACGCTTATGAAAGTGTCCACTAAAACCTAGTTCATATTGTTTGAAACTATCTAGTTGAATCTCTCCATGATCTGGCATTTGTATCATAGCGTTCATGAAAAAGTTAGGTAATTCAAAATGTCCAAATATATATTTCCCGCCTTTCTTACCTACCGACTTCCATTCTTCGCCCACCAACCATGGACACAGCGTGACATCTCCAATAGTAGTAGGCTCATGTACCACAGTGATACCAGGTATATACTTTCCAAACTCCACAGAGTGTATGTCTCGTTTGTCTTTATAGTACAGATCATGATTACCAGGAAAGAAGTAGAACTGATCAAACGCTTGTCCCAACTTCTCCAAGGCCCTAAGGCTATAATCCATTGTAGTAATATTAAGGCTATTGCGATTATGATGCCAATCGCCCATAAAGATACCTGTATCACAACCTTCCTCCTTTGCTTTGGCAATATACCAATCTACAAAGTCTTCACAGTCCTGATTGTGTACTGATGAATTGCTCTTGAGACCGAAATGAATATCGGTCATACACGCAACTTTTTTAAATAAGTTTGCCATTATTCTTTAACTCCGTTTTCGGTATCTATAAGATATTGGGCATGATCTCCATTGATTGGATTACCTTTCAACACTAAATGATCGTGCATCGCCATCATAGCATTGGCAAACCACGCAGTCATTAAAGCCTCACTATCAGACTCTACACCATCTTCCGACCATACTGTATACTTTTCAGCAAAGAATTTAGCCCAGGCTCTTGCATCAGGGTTTGTGTGAATAGACATATCGTAGTTGTTCATTTTTCTTCCCATATTTTATAACCATTGTAGAAAACACCTTCTTGTGTTTTTTTAATAATGGTGTTTGCCCATTGATTTGTTAATCTATGGAATTCACTTTTACTTGAATAGTATAACACATTACCGTCTTCCAGTTCAACCTTTAGTTTCTTCGAAACAGCCGCGGCACCTTTAATCGAATTAATCTGATTGCGTTTCTTCATTTCTTCTGGATTTTCCAACTGCCATTTTCTAATCCCTACTGCTTTTGTTTTGGCAATATCTGGATTTGCTTTGTAAAATTTCTTAAGGGTATCCGATTTCTTTTGATAAATTTCGTCAGTATGTAAATGTTTAGTTAATAATTTTCTATCAACTTCAGTAGTTCCTGCCCATTTGATATTTTTATTATAATTACTAAAATGCTCACCTAATGCAGATTTGATTTTGTTTATATCTGCAAGCGATAATAAAGTTAAATCGTATTTTCCTAAACCGTCTCCACCTGGAGTAGAGTTAAGTCCGTTTTTATAAGAATCGTATTGCTTAATGTAATCAATTTCCGATAACGCAAGTTCTCCAATAGACTTAAAGTTATCTTTTAATATTTCAACTACACAATTCTTTATGCCATACATATTCATAGCCTTATGTAATTTTGTTTTACATCTTGTAGTTGCCTCATCGCAATGCTTTTTCCATCGTGATAACTTATAGGACGGTTTAGTATCAAGTCCTATATAAACATTATTATTAACGATAATTTTATAGATAAACATATTTTAATCCAAAGTGTATAGTTTTATTTATACACTTTAGGGTTAAATCATTCTTGATTCTCATCAAATCGTTTAACAGCGGCCGCATGTTCTCCAGCACCAGTACGACTGTAGCTAGGATTCATGCCGTTGATTTCTAAAATATCATCACGAATATTTTGATTACGTTTTTCAATATTGATAACACGAACAAAACTGTTAGTAACAGCCGCAGTAAAATAAGCAAACGGATTGTCTGATTTGCTTTCGTCAAATTGTAATCCAATTTGTGTTAACTGCAAAATGGCCTGTCCTTTCATTTCGTCATTGTATGTGTAACCGCGAACATTACCACGGGTTGCATAACGTTCGCACAATTTT